GAATAGGTATAATCATAGATTCAACTTATTATGGCGTGTTTTGTGATGCTTTAGAGTGGCTTCGCTCCCGCCTGACAAACCCAGAGAGCAGCCAAAAGACGGAAGGAGGCGCAAAATGAACTGCGAGAAGTGTGGTAAAGAAATGGTAACGACAACCATAGACGGGTTGTGTATGGAATGTTGGGCAGAAAGTTACAGAGAAAAAACGCCTCCGGCAATGTACGGATGGATATGTCCGAGATGTGGGGCGGTACATAGTCCGTTTGATTTAAGATGTGATTGTCCTCCGCCTGTGAGGACATGGATATCATCGGGTACGGGCGAATGGTCGGTTTTGGATGGAAAGACGGAAGGAGGTGAGGGATGACAAGGCATAAATGGATAAAGAAAAGAAATGGCAAGTTTGTCTATTGGGAGTGCCAAAACTGCGGATGTACGAAGCAAAAGGATTGGGGCTTGCCGTGGTTCTATTTCCCGTCATGTCACGCTTCCACGCCTGTATTTAAATCGCCACCATGCACAGCAGTGAAAGGAGGCAACCAATGACAGCAGAACAATATTTGTTTTTAAATTCCGTTTGTTTAACTTTGCAATGTGAGCGCAAAAACAAAGAAACGGTTTTTGATGGAAACATACCTTCGCAACATTGAGGAATGTCACATTTATCTCCTAACAATCCTACCAATGTTTGCATCATGAAAATATCAATCGTAATGACCTATTTCGATAGGATAAAGCAGTTAAAAAATTCGCTTTACTCAATTAGCCTGTCAAAATACGATGATTTTAATGTCATTATAATAGACGATGTAAGTCCTGAAGAAATTAACATTGACAGTTACAATTTTGAAATACAGATATACAGGCTTAAATATAAGATAAGCACTAACCCCGGGCCGGTTTATAATTTGGGCTTTCAAAAGGCAATAGAATCAGGAGCAGAGATAATTATTATTCAGAATGCAGAATGTTATCACATAGGAGATATTGTCAGCCATGCAGCAAGTATAAATGAAGGTCGATATTATTCATATCACTGTTATTCGCTTTCCAAGGGGCAGAAAATTGGCGCGGAAACGAAGGATATATTACCATTTAATTCAGGAGACGAAGGTTGGTATAACCATGAGACAATTAGGCCCGTAATGTTTCATTTTTGTTCTGCAATAAGAGTTACTGATTTAAAGAAACTGAACGGATTTGATGAGCGTTTTTATGATGGCATTTGTTATGAGGACGACTACTTTGTGCATCAAATAAAAAATCTTAATCTTGATGTTAAATTTATATCTGACCCTTTTGTGTATCACCAATGGCATTCGATCGGCGTTCGGTACGATCAACTGGTAATTAAAAATAGTGAATTATGGGATTCGCTAAAAAATAATAAAGATTATAGGGCAAAACACTTGATCACAGACGACTTATGATTACGATTGTAATGGCATACTATCAACGTCAACAGCAGCTTCTGAGAACGCTGCTGTCGTTTACACAAAGCCAGTACAAAGACTTTAATGTAGTTATTGTTGATGATTGTTCACCGTCAGATATTGTATTGCCTCCGCTTCCTTTTGATGTTAAGATCATTAAAAACAAAACTAAATCAATAAATTCCGTAGTTGTGTTCAATACAGGATTTAACGAGGCGTTAAAATCCTGGCCTGATGTAGTATTAATCCATAATCCAGAGTGTTACCATGTCGGTGATGTTCTAAGCGATGCAGCACTTGTCAAGCGAGATGAATATATTTCATTTAGTTGTTATATGATTGATCGTAAAACATCAGAAAGTGATTATGATATAAATAAAGTCATTAAAAGTAATCCCGGAGTAACTGTTACAGATGAAAATGGTGATTGGGGTAATAGAAACGGGTGGTGTAATCATCCGGTAATTGATCCGGTTGCATTTCATTATTGTTGTGCAATACGTACAGAAAATCTGATAAAATTAAACGGATTTGATGAAAGACTTGCCTATGGGTTAAGCTTTGATGATGATTATTTTGTTCGTCAGGTTCGCAATCTTGGGCTTAAAATAGAGATGCCGGTATATCCGTTTGTTGTTCATCAGTGGCATGAAAATACTCAAAAAATGAGTAAATATAAAGATTTATGGAAGCATAACGAGCGTGTGATGAATGAATTAATACCGCTTAAAGAATATAAGGCAAAACATTTTATAACACCCGATTTATGTGGCATTTAAAGGTTGATAAGACACTCCACGTTTACTGGGGAGGGGGTGCACTTCCGTACATGAGATATTTAACAGTGAAAAGTTTCATGGACTTAAACCCGGGTTGGGAAGTTAACTTATGGATGTCAAGTGAAAAATGCAATAAAGTCACGTGGCGGTCAGGCGAGAATGATTATCGCACGGTTTGTGATGATTATTTTCCGCAGCTTCTTAAACTTCCGGTCATACGTAAGGTTATTGATTTTAAAAAATTCGGGTTTGTAAAAGAGAGCGCTGAAGTTCATAAGGCTGATTATATTCGTATTGCTGCCTTAAAATATTACGGCGGAGTGTGGTCAGACATGGATATTATTTACTTCCGTCCGATTGAAGATATTTATGTGAATGATTTACGAAACAGAGATAAAGAGGTATTTGTTTGTGTTGGACCTTATGGACACTCGACAGGTTTTTTAATGGCTCAAGAGGAGAGCCAGATGTTTAATTTATTAAGCGATAATATTAGTAGAGGTTTTAATCCCTTGTCATATCAATGCCTAGGACCGGATATATTCAACAGGTACTTTAGGGACATAAAAAAAATACCGTCTTCAGTTAACCTCTCAATGGATGTAGTATATTCACATGATGCAAATAACCAGAAAGATTTATTAAACCTTAACGAAGGGAGATTTACTGACAAATCTATTGGTTGTCATTGGTACGGGGGGCATCCGATGTGGTCAGACTTTATAAAAAAAACAAATGGTGGGCTTAAAAATTTACCAGATAATATAATAGGAAATCTAATCAATGGACAATTACGGAACACATCAAAAAGTATTGTTTAAAGCGGTAAGCTTTACTCAAAAAAATGTTATTGAATTTGGGGCAGGGGATTTTTCTACTGAACAGCTCCATGAACTTTGCAGAGATCGGTTATTAGTTACTGTTGAAGATAACAGTGAGTGGCTCGGGAAATATATACACCTACGAGATGATCATCATTTACTTGTTGATAGTTTAATCGACGACGATTATTGGGGAGTTGTGTTCATTGATAACGGAACTTGGGAAGCACGACTTGAGATGATTGATAAGTACATGATGAAAACAGACTACATGGTTGTTCATGATACGGAGGCGATGTTCGACTGGTCTATTGTTGGTCCTGCTGCGGCTGCAAAGTTCAAGAACATTACAGATTGGGGCGTTTATTTTAAATGGTTTGCAGAGTTTCGGGACATCAGCGGGGGACCGTGTACTATTATTGGCAGTAATTTTATTGATATTACTAATCTCGAAATTGATGGAATGCAAAGAATTTACAGAAATAATTCATAACTTTGTCAGAAGTAAATCACCCAGAACTTACGGAATGGTTAAAGAAATATCCACATAATTTTAAAGAAGTATGAAAAAATTAATCTTTTTACTAAGTATTGTCGTATTCGGTTCGTGTAGCTGTTTGATCGGCCAAATTCCGCCCACGTCACTTTTTGTAGATGAAGATTGTGGCGCAGCAATGCCGGACCTTCGCCCGATGTTACAATGGAGAGATAACTGCGGGATTGATACTGTTGAACAAACCCCAACGCCTGGTAGTTGGCTGACCGAAAGGTATAACACTGTGCTAATTCGAGCCTTTGATAAGTTCGGTAATTATACAGATGTGCTTGGATCGGTTGAATTACTCGACACTATCGGCCCTGAACTCGTCGGTGTAGATAGTACAATGATTACTCAGTTATATAAGAATATCAGCACACTCTATAATACTGCTGACAGGCTTTTGGCGTTAAATGAAATGTGGTTTGACAATACCTTTCCGTGGGATGATATAGAGTTTGAATATATTGACAGTTTGGGCGTGACGCATAATTTAAAAGGCATACCGCGTGAACTTCAACCGACAAACTTATACTGCAATTACACAATGGTAACAGCTACTCCGGCTTGTTATGCCTTTCTCGGTCAAGGCGCACGATATACAGTATTTGTTAAGCCCGGAGATACGTTTACAATTCCATTGTAAATGAAAGACGAATCAACACATCAGCCAATACTCTTTGAAGTCATACGTCAAACGAAAGGGGCAACTTATGGATGAAGCAAATAACATTTACGTGGCATTAATTCGCTTGTTAAAACTGAGCGAAACAAGAATAGTGTTAATGGATGACATTGACGATGTTTGCAACACTTTCGAGATTTACAAGTTTAAAGAAGAAGTGGTATCAATATTGCGGAAGCTGATTGTCGTCGGGACAGTCGGAACCGTCGCGTATGATTTCAGTGAACCGGATATTGCTTAACTTTGCAGTATGAAAAGATAAAAAGTAATGACTGACGAAGAAAACAGCGAAGAACTACTGCCATTAAACGACAAACAGGAAAGATTCTGTTATGAATATTGCATTGACTTAAATGCAAGTAAGGCCGCAATTCGTGCCGGTTACTCTGAAAACTCAGCCCGTTCTACTGCTTCGACTATGCTAACAAAATCAAACATTTTAGCACGAATCAAAGAATTACAGGATAATTTGGCCGAAACTGCCGGAATAACAAAGCTCCGTATTCTTCAGGAACATCAGAAGATTGCCTTCAATTCAATCGCAAGCCTTCACAATACTTGGATAAAGCGAAAAGACTTTGAATCGCTTACGGAAGATCAGAAAGCTATCATTGCAGAGATTGACACGAAGGTTAAAACAGAATGGGAATATGATCCAGATTCAAAAGAGAAAGAACCTATTTCTGTTGAGTATGTCCGGATAAAACTATTCGACAAACAGAAAGCCCTGGATTCAATCACGAAGATGTTAGGCTTTGATGCTCCGACAAAGATTGACGCTACTGTAAACGTTCCACAATTGCCTAACGTGATTATCAAAACTAATGAATGAAGTTGAGCAGATATTATCAAAGCCTCAGATGTCGATACTCAAATCGACGGCAGCGATAAATCTGTTTCTTGCCGGGACGGGGTCGGGTAAAACTTTCTTAGGTGGTGTTCTCTCAATCAACTTTGTTTCTAAGTTCCCAGACGTAAGGGGGGCGATCTTTGCAAATACATACGATCAGCTTAATACTTCGACCCTGTTTCGTATCCGTGAATATTGGGCTTCAATCGGAGTGACAGAGTGGAGCAAAGAGAATCCCGCAGGATTATATGTCTCAGGCAAAGAGCCTCCGGCAATGTGGACTAAATGTAAACGTAACTTTGACCGCTTTACGAATATTATCTCATTTGCCAATGGAGGGTTGATTTTCACCGGCTCTTTGGATAATTACGAAACTCATTCAGGCAAGGAGTTCGCGTGGTGTCTATTGGATGAAACCAAAGACACGAAAGAGGAAGCTGTAAAAGAGGTCATCATAACACGAATGAGACAACCAGGGATGTTTATTGTTGACGGTAAACCTTCCGCAAAAGGAGGACAGCATGAGCAATGGAATCCTCTTTACTGTCTTACGTCACCGGCAAAGTCCGACTGGCTCGCTGAGATGTTCGAGCTGGATAAGTATGTTGATGAGATAACCGAAAAGATTTATTCGGATAAGACGTTTTTTGAGAAGGAATATAATAACAAAAAGGTTGTTATCTCATCGGCTTATCATAACGTTCATAATGTTGGGGAGAATTATATAAACACTATCCTTGCAAACAATACAGAAGAACGTGGCCGCGCCTTAGTATTTGGCAATCCTTTTGCCACTACAGGGGGTGAGTTTTATTCTTCGTTTAACAGGATTGAACACGTAGATAACCTGAAGTATGACCCTGATCGCCCGCTTCATGTATCTTTTGACCAGAACTCAGTGCCTTATAACTCATGTTCAATATGGCAGTTCGAGCAGAAAGATGACCTATGGTGGGCTTATTGCATTGACGAAATAGCACTGGAGAACCCGCGCAACTCAACAGAGGAAGTATGCGAAGAGCTTGTTTTGAGGTATCCGAATCACAAATCGGGGTTGTTTTATTACGGTGACGCTTCGGGCCGTGCGCGTTCAACAATGAACAAGGACTTCCGGCATCATTACGAGATCGTCGAGTTCAAGCTGCGGCGTTATCTTGTTGCCAAGTCTGACAGAACCGTAACCAGGAACCCGCCGCTGGTTAAACGCCGCGACTTCATAAACAGGATATTCGAGAACAAACTGCCGATACGAATACGCATTGACGAGGGGTGCAAGAAGATGATTGCTGATATGTTGTACGTTAAGCAAGCGATTGACGGCGGGAAAGATAAACATATCGTTACGGACAAGGTCACGGGCGACAAGTATCAGAAATACGGTCATCTTTCCGACGGTCTTGATTATCTGATAGTTGAGGCATTTAATAACTATTATACGGCATGAAAACGATTGAATATCGCATCCGGTCAAATGACAAATACGAAGAGGGTTATTTCTTCACCCTTGATGAACTTGTTGCATTAGTGAACAAGATGCAGACCCCGGACCCGATGGATGATGCTCACATGAGAACACGCGAAACAATTAACAAATACTTAAATGACTAAACAGGAAGGACTTTTAAAACTGACAGAGATAATCCGGCGCAATCTTACGCACCGAGATTATGAGCGAGTGACAAAGTTAGCCGAGACTTATTACAAGATGGTATCAGGCGACGGGGTTGCTGACTTGCTTCAACAGATCGTTAAGCGTGAAACTCCGGAAGAGTTTGAGATGCGTAAGACGATCACTAACTCAATCATACCTCCTACGCTTGCTTCTACAAAACTGCCGTTTCAAAAGACAGTACGCACGAAGCCAAAAAAGAGGGATATCTCGTGGGGCGACAAAGACGACCAGAAACGAAAGGATGAGTTTGAACAATTCATCTCTCATTACTGGGGCGATGCTTCACTTGAAAAGTTCTTTGAATATGCTTTTGTGGATTATAACTATATCGATCCTAATGCATTTTTGATTACTGAGTTTGACGCTTTTAACCCGGCAAAAGAGAAAGCCAAACCTTATCCATTCATTGCAACATCGGAACAATGTGTGATGTTTGAGATGAAGAACAACATACTTGAATACCTGGTTGTAAAACTCCCGATAAAGTATAAGACCGAGGCCGGAGAAGCGGACGGTTTCAAGTACACTATCTACTTAGGCATGGATACAATCACATTCACCCAGGTTGAAAAGCCTGAGATCAATTTCTTATATTTACCTGAAGGGCAAGAATATCCAGAATATATAAAAATAGAGAACAAGTATTATTTTATTCAGTTTTTCACGCCTAAGAACACGAAAGTTCCTGCGCGGAGATTTGGATACAAACGCGATGCTGAAACTCAGGGCAGAACATTTGTGTCAGTATTTCATGATGTGATTCCATATCTGAA